TGCAAACGAACAGTATCAGAATCACTACTATTCATAAGTTCGATCAAGGTTCCAAAGGCTACAGGTGCTTTATCTACAAATTTCTCTTGCATACGCTTAGAAATCTCTCTGGATAACTCTCTTTTCAGCTTCCAGGCTTGATTTACGATGGTATGAGAGTTTTTGTAACCTGCATTGACAGCAGATTGTACTGCATCACCAGATTCGCAGTAAAATTCTATAAATTTCTGCTGTTTTTCGGTAATCATTAGGCTTTTCTCATCCTTTTTTTAATCATTTTGTTCCGCTTTGCGGTTTTTTCAGACTTTTCAAAGTCTTCTTTGCTAGGCGCACCTTCATCTCCAGGTTCTCTCATTTTTTCTCCAGAACCCTGCTCGATTCTTTTACGCTTTTTATGAATATTCTCGTAAAGTCCAGCCATATTAGTATTTTTTGCTTGCTTTTCTAAGTCGTTTTTTAAATGCACTACTCTGTAAAAAGTTTACAGAAGGTAAACGCTTGTTTGCTTCGGAAGGTGTACCCATGTGAATCCCTGCTTCCTTAGCATTGCTTGCTTCTCTGCCTACAAGTTTATTTAATTTCTTTTTTTCTTCCGTAGAAAAAGTCTTTTTGTACTCTAATGCAGATGCTTGTAAGTCTTGGTTGTCTGTTTTACCTCTTGCTCTGTCTGATAAAAGCTCTACACCACCTTTCTGCATAAAATCACGCATATCACTAGATATGTTGTCATCACCCATTACAGATTTAGTGCCGTATTTCTTTGACCTTTTACCCAATCGATCCAATACAGAACTCTGTTCTGCTCTGGTTCGTCTGTCTACGAAAATATCCATGTTAATCCTTTTTGCTGTTGAGGTATTTCAAGAATCGCTTCTTGTAGTACGTAAACTTCTCAGCTATCGGCATAAAACTCAACTGTGAAGATGTAGGATTCTTCTTGCGCTGTTTCATGCGCTTAGAGTGCATCTCATAATCTTTTCTTGGGTGTGACTTTACCTTGCCACTATCTCCGTAGGCGACTTTAGCCATTACGCCCTCGTATACATTTTGCCGACAACAAAATCACGCTGAACACCTTTCTTAGCATCTCGTCTCTTTTGAAAGATTTCCTTCAATACCTTATTACGCATATTAAATATATACTTCTCAACTCCTGGTTTTTCAAGATCCTTTATCGGCTTGTATTCTTTTTTCTGAACAGGTTTGTATTTTGTCCTGTCAGGCTCAGACGTTTTGTATTTAATCGTTTTCCTTGCTGTGCTTAAAGCAACCTTCATCTTTTGAGGAATTACGTTCTTAGGCTGTCTTTTCTTATTTAAGACCTTATCTACAATCTTTGTTGTAGGTAAACCTATATGCGATGGAACAAAAGGAACTTTACCAGACTTAATGGCATGATAAGCCGTATCAGTTAGGCTCTTTACTGGTGTTTTTTTACGAACACCTGTTAAAAACGTGGCTGTGTTGCTTGTTTCTGACATTAGTAAGTTTTGCTAGAGGTTCCAGGTGTCCCTTTCATGAGTCTACGCTTCATCTCTTTAAAAATATAGCTCATTCCACCTGCTTTGCCACCAGAAAGAAGTTTTTGCTTACCTTTAGTCCTAAACTCCATTTCTAAGTTGGTGTGTGGCATCGTCTCTTTTAAGAACTGCTTATAACGGCCTTGACCACTTAATGTGACTTTATCCTTCACCTTTGGCGCAACTTCCTTAACAAGACTTACATTCGTCTTATAAGACTTCTTTGTGCTTTCAGATGCAGGTATCGGATTTGGGTAATTCCGTTTTTGACGGACATTGTGAAGTTTGACTTTATATTCTGGACTACTCATTGCTATCTCCTATTACTACTTAATTACTCCCAAAATAGAGAGAAGGAAGGTCTACAGAGTAGACCAACGCTACTTTTGTACCCCCCTACCCCTTACGGAGATTTATATCAGTACAGGGTACGGCTATCAATTTCATTGCAGACAAATAGACATGCAGTCATGTGTGTAGGTAGTGATAACGTACTTCCAGACAATTAACCATAACAGGTATGTTAACTCGTTCTTACCTATACTTACAGCACGTATGACTGGTGATGTAATCATTCAGTTCATGAGTGCTTGGTAGTTATTATAGAGAAGTGGTTAAAGTCACAGTCAAGACAATAATGCATAGCATTGATATTGTTGCGTTTATCTCGGCTTACAACACCACATTTGTATCAGTTTTATGCAGTACAAGCGCAAGTTCTTGCCACCACAAGATGTGTGCCATTCGTTCCTCATGTCACAATCTTTGTTGTCATGTCACTTGCAAACTCCGTGTGTTTCTTAGTCGGCAAACTTCATTATCTCGCTCAACAAGGTCCAAACCCTTCTTTCTTATGAAAGGGTTTGTCCTCTTGTCTATAACAGGCAACGTCAAACTTGTGCTTCTTGTAGTTCATACAGGTGTATGTGCTATGTAGAGAAGTACGTAATGCTAATGCCTAACTAAAAGGAACGATATGGCGAAGCAAATCAACAAAATGTTAAAACAAGAACTCGTTATGTACATCGTAGATGCTACACACGAAACAGAACATGAGAGAACGCCTAGTGAACTCACCGTGATGTTGAAGAAAGATTTAGTAAAACTGGCTGAACAGATTTACGCACAGTCCTTACAGGAAGAGCCTGCGGATGTACCTGTAGAGAAATTAGATGCTGGTAATTCTAATTACTTTCACATGCACTTTCAGGCTGGCTTTCAGAAGAAGCTACAGGATGGCACAGAACTACCACAGGATTGGGGTTGTGCAGTTACGTTTCGCAAACTTGACGATGGCAAATGGGTTTGTCACAAGTCCAGTACACGTAACTTAGCCTGGATGACGAAGCCGAAAGTTGTTTATGCAGGTCGCTATGAGCCTGGAGTAGAACGTGAGGTTATCTCGGTAACTGAAAGAGATATTAAAATGTTGAAATACTGGCTGACATCTGGTCGGTATGGCAAAACAGTATCTCAGTATTTTAGTAACAGCGAGTTGCCAGAGTATGATAAGTGCGAGGTTGGCAAACCGATGTACACAGACGAAATGCAATCACGTGCGGTAGTTCAGGTGAAACAAGGCGAAGCCATTCCATTCTGAACACCACAACAAAGTAAAAACCCCCTGTTCGTTGTGTGGGGGTTTTTCCTTCTTTCTCATAAAACATACATAGGAGTACGATATGCGTAGACTTGGACCAGATGGGCATGTGAACGTCATTCATGATGCTGAAGGTGTATTGATACATCGAGAGCGTGTGATTGGCGACACAGATTGGCATGAATACGGCTGTAAAATGCTTGTGAAGTTTTACAACACAGTTCATCCAGACGAAAACATTGTCATGCGTGACATTAAGCATTATGTAGACATTGATTTATTCAAACGTATTACAGGTGCTAATGTTCATTACGTAATACAATACCTTACACATTACGAAGGTAATGCAATCATGAGTGAATACCGTGATTGGTTATTAGATATTGCAAAATCCAAGGCAGAACAACGCCCTACAAGCCTTGGTAACGCACCCGAAGCTGTCGAAGCATGGCGCAAAAACAAACACACCAATAAGTGGGAAATGTACATGAAACCTACTGTTTGGCGTAACTGCATGAACAGCATGAAAAGCAAAGGTATCAACCTAGAACGTGCGCCACGTACTGGTGAACCTGACGAATGGTATACAGAGCATACAAGCCAAAGTCCTAAGACTGCTGGCGAAATGATCAAGCCAGATTGGAACAAATACAGGCTTATTAATCACTTTCATGCAGGTGATCTTACGAGTCATTGGGATGAAATCGACATTACTTTCAACGAGCATGGTGCTTCAGCTATGCCAGTAAAGTATCTGCGTACCGATTTGGATTATTGGGAACGTAGTGAGTCATTTGCAGAGCAAAATCTAAATCAACTGACCACAACACAAGAATGGAATGCTTGGATTGATGGTCGTGAGGTTGATCTCTTCCAGAAGGTGCAGGATGCAATCGCAGATGGCTTGCCTGTACATGAGGTTCTTACCGAGTATGAGCAATACTGCATCGAAGAAGAGATGTTCCAGCGTGAAGCACGTGTCGAGATAGCCGTACAGGACATTGATCGTCCGTATCAGCACGAAAACATATACAGTACCAACGTAAAGCCAGCCTTTCGGAAGTACACTTCCAGAGAATTACAACGCATAGAAGAAGAACAGCTTCAGCGTGAACCCCTTGATTCGTATCCAGGTGGTTTGGTTCGTAATACTGGCTACGAAGTACAGCCTATGCCGTTCTAAGAGAGTGGGAATAACCCCCCTGCGTTCCTTGAGGGGGTTATATCCCTTGTTTTAATGTTAATTCTAATATGAAAGGACATGATAAAACTATGCGAATTTGTTGTTCAGTTCTTTGATGAAAAAGGCTGGACTCCTAAAAGGCTACTGATCTGGTTGGCTGTTGGTTGGTTCTTCCAGATCGTAGCTGGTATCGGTTTAATCACATATTTAATTTCACAAGCGTACTTAACGTACCAGAAAGGAAAAGATGGCGGTAATGAAAGATCAAGTCAACGAGATGCTCTCAGGAATTGGCCTGACAGTTCAGGAAATATCAGAGCAGGAGACTGTACAGAAGGTAAAGAAAGAGACAGAACGTGGGTTAATTAACGTGGCAGGTTTTGTTAAAGACACGTTCCTCGGTTTTGGCCTTGGCATTTTACTTACTGTATATATGACTTTGGCAGTTCCTACGTTGAATATATATCGATCCTATAAGGGTAATAAGGGTTTGGTAAAACATAAGATTAACCTTTGATCACTATGAGAGTGCTGGGCGAGTCCTGGCACTCTTTTATTTTTTTTGGTGGTCGAGCAAGGACCGTAAGGATTTTATGAAATGTAAAGTATGTGGTGCAGTTCCTTTTATACCTATGAACCCAGACTATTGCTCGCTTGCTTGCAAGGCAGAAGATGCAACTGCAAGCTATGAGGCGAGTGTACTAAACGCATGGAATATCGTACATGATCACATTCGAGCTTCAATGGATGGAATACAATCTCAAATTAGGAATGACATCGTTAGAGGAAATAAAAGTCCTAGAAGCAATCAGGACTAATGGGATTGAAATTAGTGAAATGGAATTTGATACAGTCAAAGAGACTGTGGAAAGGACTTACAGACTATTTAAAGAAATTGTTGATTTATTTATATATGAATTGGAAAAACAACAGGGCAAAGACCCTAAACAATTATCATTTTTAAAGGACGACAATGGCAACATTGATTTGTAAAGATAGAGTCACAATGAGTGACTTACAACAGATGAGTACACCTCCAGCAACGTCTACTCATTTTCCTATTCCTCATCATGAAGCACTAGGCGAAGTTATAGACCAAATGGGATCTATGAACTTTGAAATGAAAGGCGAACCACAGATTGGTATATCTCATGAGGGTAATCGCTGTTACTGGCTGATGGAAGTTGCTAATGACACGTTGGCAAGAGATTGGTCAACAATTATTGGTGGCAGAAACAGTCACGACAAAAGCTTTAGTTTTAGGCTTTTAGGTGGTTTTAACGTGTTTATTTGTGAGAACACACAGGCAACTGGTGAGGTTTCAGTTACTTTGAAACACACAAAAACATTGTTGGCAATCTAAAGCCAAGAGTGACCAAAGCACTTAATGCAATAACGCACCAAAACTTAGTACAAACAGAACGTATTGATGCTTATAAAAAATATTTGCTTCCTGATGAAGATTACGAAAATAAAGCGATCAGAGATGATCAGGGTGCTATTAAAGCCATTAAACGTAGTTACGAAAGTTCACCTTATATACATGATTTTGTTATCAGGAGCATGTATCAAGGTGTTATATCGCCTAGTTCAGTCAAACTTGTACTTGATGAATGGCGACAGCCACGATACGAAGAGTTCTCAGCACGTAACGTGTGGTCGTTAAGTAATGCATATACAGAAGCATTCAAAAAGTACAGCAATCCAGAACAACTCTTTTCAAGAGGTATCAAACTAACAACTATGATGGATAAATTAGCTGGTTACGAAGCACCCCCAATGCCTCAATCTGATGAGGAAATGGAGGTTGCATGAGACAAGAGTACGTTATTCTTGACTCTATGGAACAAAGCATCATTTACAAGGCTTTGAAAGAATCAAATATGATGGAAAAGTTGGCTAACAAAATCCTAAACGGTACTTCAATACCCGAAGATCATGTCGTAGAGGTATTGCCCGAGCATAAAGGTCCAGAAGTCAACAAGGCATCCGATAAGCCATTTTAACATATAGTTCTCCGTTGGGGTGGTTGACATTACTTGCTAGGTATTATAACATTACTTGGTAATTTGTCAACCCCTTCAAAGGATTTTTATGGAACGTCATTTCAAAACTCTACGTGAAGAATGCAAGTTCTTTGGTGTGCGTATGCAGACAATTAGCGACCAATTAAAAATGACACAGCCGTATGTTTCCCAAGTTTTGGCAGGTAAACGTCAGAACTCGGCAATCGTAGGGCTATGTATGGACCTATTGAAGCAACGCAAACACGAACTAAAAGAAAAACTATGCCATGACAACATTCGCACCACATGATACTGAATCCAGATCAATAGGTATTGGTACGTCCGATGCTTCTTCTCTGATGGGTGAAGGTTATAAAACCAAGTNCCAGTTGTGGGAAGAAAAGACTAATCAAGTAGANCAGTCGGATGATTTTNTAGAAAGNGCATTTTGGGGTACAGAACTAGAAGAAACTATTCTACGCAACATCCCAAAGTTGATGCAACAACGTGGTTTCCAGTTTGATGACCATAAAATAAGAAAAGATGGCAAAACATACTGGAACAAAGACATCCTCATTGAAGACAAACCATTTATATATGGTCATTTAGATGGCAGGATTGGACTAGAAATAGCAGAAATTAAGTTCCAATCAGGTTTTTCTTACAAAGCTTGGGAAGAGTATTACGTCCCTAGATATTTCTACTGGCAAGGTATATGTGCTTTGGCAGTAGTTCCTAACGCTCCATCATGGCGAATTTATTCGTTATGCAATGGCGAAGTCGTTTGGCGTACTTTGCATCGTGAAGAAGTCCAAGACGACATTGATAAATTCTTGGCAAAAGCTGAAGAATTTTGGCGTAAAAACGTGCTTGAAGGAGTACGACCTGAACCTGAAAGTGAAGAGGATCTGATTCGTGCATACGATAAAGATAATCTTAAAACTGTTGTTGCAATGCCACATGTCATCGACAAGCTGAAGCAAGCAGAACAGCTTAAGAATCAGGCTGACTTAATCATGTCACGTGCCAAGCGTTTGAAGTTTCAGGCAAAGCTTGCATTAGGCGAAGCTGATGAAATAACAGATGCNGATGGCAATGTTTTGTATACCTATAGGTATGTTAAACCCAAAGTGACTCTTGACTCAAAGNTAGTCAAAGAGTTGTATCCACAAGTTTATGAGGAATGCTCCAAAACAGGTGAACCATCTCGTAGATTTGTGAACAAACAAAAATCTGAACCAGAGTTTGAATTATGACAAAACAAGTAAGTGTTGCAGTACAACAACATGCAGGACAAATTGCTGATGTGATAAGCATGAAAGCTACTGTCCAAGATGTGTTGAAATCACAAATGCAGGAAGACGTACATTACGGCAAAATTCCTGGTACTGGTGACAAACCTACGTTGCTGAAAGCAGGTGCGGAAATGCTACGTATGGTGTTCAACATGAGTACCATTTGTGAAGCGACTGACGTTACTGTTGATACGGACGACAAAGGACATAAAACCTACGAAATCTGTATGCATATCCTAAACAAAGACGGAATCAAAGTTGCTACAGGCCTTGGCACTTGTTCAACACTAGAATCTAAATACAAGTACCGTAGTCAGCTTACAGATCGCACAGTACCAAGCGAATACTGGAATGAGCGTGACAAAGCACTACTTGGTGGTCCACAATACAGTCCCAAAAAAGTCAAAGGTAAGTGGCTTATTGCTGAACGTGTTGAGCATGACAACCCTGCTGATTACTACAATACAGTCAAAAAGATGGCTAAGAAACGTGCAATGGCAGATGGCATCTTGACTGCTACTTGTTCTTCTGACTTGTTTACACAGGACCTTGAGGACTTAAATGCTAATTTTCAGCAGTATGATGGTGTTCAAACTGAAGAAAAAAAAAGTCCAAAAATCATAGTGGACGAGGAACAGGACACGAACACCATTAACTCTGAAGCTGTTGCCAAAGCTAGTCCTTCACAACAGGTCAAAGAATGGGAACAGCTTGTCAAAGAATCAGATGAACAATCAAATGATCCATTGCCAATNCCTGTAAGTCTCCATAATGGCATGGCTAACGATGAAACAGTACAAGCTATACTTGGAGACATGTATGAACACAGGCTCGATTGGTCTGAATTTGTTAAAAACTGGCCTAAAATCTCATCAGCTATGATGCAACTCAAGGAAGATTATCAGGATCTTCTTATTGGATACAAAGATGAGATTAAGGCTTATCACAAAGGTAATAAAGGTATGTTATGAGTAGTTACGACCCATTTGCAGTGGTTCCTTCCCAGCATCCAGACGATAAAGAGTTAGTTCAGCGCAAAGAAGTTTTAGAAGCAATAGAAAAAGTCTCAAACTTTCTTGAAAAAGCTGATTACGTTAACTCTAAGTCGTTAGTTAATGCACTTGATGAAATATATCATTACATACAGGAAGGAGATTATGGGTCGTGACAACTTAAAATACAGGCAACGTCCTGTTACATATCACAGTATTGAGTTCAATAGGTACAAAGGCAAAGACGTAGGATTTAAACCATCTCATGAAGAAATAGATAATGCCGTAGAACAGTTTTTGGCAAAAGGTGGATCTATTCAAAAATCAAATCATGGTGCAAGTCCTACGCTCGACAATGATGATAAACCTTTGACACCAGACGAAATTCAAAACATTTTAGAAGAATGGAAAATATGAAGGAATATGTATCAGAAGAAGAATGGGATGCAGTTCATGACTTTTTTCGTGAAGAATATCGCAAAAAACATCCAATACGTTGGTGGATAGAAGAAATTAGGTTTAAATTTGACATGTTAACAGCACGATTTAGGAAAAATGATGACATCCCCTTCTAATGGTCTTAAAGAAAAGCTAGATGTTATTGCTGATGCATTGGAAAAGAAACTAAGCCCATACGCAAAAGGCAATCAATACAAGCTGGCAAAACTTTTAAACAGGTATAGCATGGCAGATATTGTAGCTACTGCTAAATACGTTAATAATAAGTTTAAAGGTAGTAACTATTACGAGTGGTCACGCAAACCTAACGTGTTCTTACAAGACAGGTTTGACGAGTTTCACGAAGAAATGTTACGCAGAACGCCACAATTTTTAAAAGAAATCACTAAGCAATCTAACAAAGAACATGCCGAAGATAGGAACCAACAACAAAGACTCTGACCCAATGGTAGTCTTAAGGAGAATCATTGAAAAAGTTAAAAAAAATCCCCGTCCAAGAAAAGTTGATAGCTGGAAAGCTGGAACAAAAGAAGAAACTACGGATCGCCCTTTTGAAGAATTTACTAGAAACGGACTTAGCTACGTCAGGTTCTTTGAATTGGAGCAAAGTGAACAGGAAAAACTTGATAAGTATAGAACCTACCTCGAAGAAGCAGGACTCTTTTCTCACAAGGATATTACCTTGGATTCTATTGGTAATTATATATTTTTAGAACGACAAAACGCAGATCCTTCAAGGCTTTACACTAAAATTAGACAAAGTAAATCATTGGTATTGTCTGGACCTCCAGGTACAGGTAAAACTACATTAGCGTGCGCTATAATGCGTAAATGCTATGACCAAAACAAAAGTATTGTTATCAAGCGTTGGTATCATTGGTT